AAAAAACATATCTATACGTGGATATTACCACAAAAGGGAGAGATTTAACAAATGGATATTAACGTTCGTACACAGGTACAACAATCGGAAATTAATGGTTTGTTTAATGATATTGAAGCCCTAAAGAAAGAACGACAAAAATTGAAAGATTTTATTGATAAAAAAACAGATAAAATTATTTCTCATATTTTGGAAAATGGAAATGTACTGGCATACAAGGATAACGTCGCCCATGTATTAACGGTTAAAAATGGTAATATCATTAAGTTTGATAAATCAGCGTTGGCAGGAAAGTTAGGTGTATCTACAAGGGAATTAGATTATGTTGGCATCGCTGAATTTGTAGAAGAGAAGAAAATTACTTCAGATGAGTTAAATGAATTTTATTACCAGGAGCCAACTCAAAAGTTAAAAGCACGTAAGGCCAAGAAATCAGATATTGAATTAATATTTGGTGGTCGTGGTCGATCATGAGTCAAGGGCCAGAAAAACAAGTAGAAAACAAAATCAAACGTTACCTGGACAGCATCGGCGCTTACTACATAAAAACGCACGGTAACATGTTTTCTAAAGCAGGGACTCCAGACATATTGGCTTGTATTAATGGTAGATTCGTAGGAATTGAAGTGAAACGGGCTGATGGTGGAAAAGTGAGTGCTCTACAAAAAGCAAATATTAAGTTAATACGTAATGCGGGAGGTATAGCGTTTGTCGCAAGTAGTCTTGAAGAAGCGAAGCGAAATATTAAAGAATACGGTTTTGTATGACTATCAAAAGAAATTATTAAACAATATCGATAAAGATTATTTAATCGCTGCTGACACTGGTACCGGGAAGACAATAATGGCAATTTACCATTATTTGCGCCATATGAAAGGTGAGCCATTGTTAATTGTAGCGCCGCCGCAAAAGATTAAAGAGGGTGGTTGGGATCGCGATATAGAGTTTGTCTCCAAGCAACACGACATTGAAATAGAGTACGACACGTTAAGTTATGGGGTATTGGCTAAGAAATGGAATGAGTACAAAAGGTACTTTGTTGTATTCGATGAATGCCATGCAATAAAAAACCCTACTAGTCAAAGAGGAAAAGCAGGAATAAATTTAACCAAAATAAGTACGCATTTCTTATTATTAAGTGCTACACCTTCGAGTAATGGCTGGGGGGATACGATTGCTTACATGATCATGTTCGGTTATTACAAAAATAAAACACAGTTTTTACGTGAACATGCGATTTATGAGGATAAATATTTTGGTCCTAGACCAACAAAAGTTGTTTCGGATTATAAAGATGAGAAAAAGTTAAAGGAAATCTATCAATCATTTAGCGTGAAACTATCAAAAGATGAAGCTCTTGATCTACCACCATTAGTTTATGAGGATGTTAGTTTCAAAGCCACAAAGGAATATAAAACGATTGAAAAAGATCGTGTGCTCGGAGAGGAACTATACGACACTATTTCAAAACTCCAACACGGTTTACGCTTTTACGCTAACCAAACGGACAAGTTGAAATATACGGAAATGCTTGCGGAAGGAACGAATGAAAACATTATTATCTTTTATTACTACCAGGAGGAAAAGAACGAACTTAAAAAGATAATGAAAAAGCTTAAAAAGAAAGTGTATGAGGTTAGTGGTCAACATACAGAACTTCCCAATAAGAAGGATTGGGACAATCTTAATAACTCAGTCACCTTAGTACAGTATATGGCTGGTAGTGCTGGAATAGAACTGCAATATGCAAATTTGGTTGTTTTTTATACACCTACGTACAGTTTCCAAGACTATGAGCAAGCGTTAGGTAGGGCATATAGAAACGGTCAAACAAAGAAAGTAACGGTGTATCGATATATCACAAAAGGAACCATTGAGACTGCAATATATGCAGCTCTTAAAAATAAAAAAGATTTTACGGAAGATTTATTTAGAAAGGAGATAGGGGAATGAGGGAAATTAAGTTTCGTGCATGGGAAAAGAACCTAAAAGAAATGATACCAGTCTATGATATTGACCTTGTTTTAAGGCAAATCAATACAGATACCGTTTGGCGTAAATTTGATGAGATTGAATTAATGCAATATACAGGCTTAAAAGACAGTAATGGAAAAGAGATTTACGTAGGAGATATATGTTTGTGCGACAGGAACATAAATGATCAATCAGACAAAAGGAGATTCATAGTTGAATTCCAAGGTGGTAGCTACTTTTTAGATAGCCGGGAAGAAAGGATATATTTACATGATTTGGACGAAACCCAAGAACTGATTGAAGTAATCGGAAATATATACGAAAATTCAGAGTTATTGGAGGAGGTTAAAAAATGACCAACTTATTACCAATCGACAATGATCCAAACGTAAAGCTAAACAGAAATTTATATGTAGGGGGTTCTGATGTTCCAACCATTCTTGGTCTGAATAAATATAAAACGCAATATGAACTGGCACAAGAAAAAGTAGGCATCGTTAAATCGGAATTTAAAGGCAATGAATACACCCAATACGGAAATATCATGGAACCACAAATAAGAGATTACGTAAATGCAGTAAATGAAGTCGATTTTGTTCCAGATACCCGAATTGATAATGAGATAGGTGTAAGAAGTAATACGGATGGATGGGATGCAAATTACGATATCATCTTAGAAATCAAAACGCATGGGAAAAATCCAAACATGAAAGTATATGAAGCACAAATGCAATTGTACATGTATCAATTTGGTGCTAATGGTGGATGGTTAGCTCTATATGAAAGACCAAATGACTTTGATACTGAATTTGATAGCGACAGATTAAATATACAAGAAATCGAGCGAGATGAGGAATATATCCAAAAGATATTAGATGCCATTGAAACGTTCTGGATCCGTTGCGAGTTTCTAAAAGATAATCCAGAAATGACAGAACAAGAATTTTATAACGCTGGTCAAAATGAAGTGGCCGTATTCGCTAACCAGGTAAGTAAATTAGAATTGCAACTTGCTAACTTCAAAGAATTGGAGAAGCAGTATAAAGATGCTAAACAAAAGCTTCGTGATGCGATGGAAGAATACGACATTAAAAAGTTCGAAACGGATGTTGTAACTATAACAAGGATTCTACCTGGTACAAAAACTAGTTTTGATAGTACCAAATTCAAAAAGGACTATCCAGAACTTGCAGAGGAGTACCAAAAGGTTAGTAAGACTAAAGGTAGTGTACGGATTAAGGTGAAAGAAGCATGATCAAGATCGTTGGTAAAGAAACAGGAAAAGTTTATGCAGAAGGATATAAGGCTGATTGCTTTCGTGAATTGCAAAAGAAATATCCGTATAAAAAGAGTAAAAGAAGTACTTTACAAAATGCAAGAGTATATCCAGAAGCTTTGCTAATTGTCGAGCGGGTGAAAGAAGCGTGAGTTTTGGAGAAGAGTTATGGATAGATGAAATGGTTAGGTATTATTCAGATGAAGCTGATAAAGAAAAAATAATTGAAATAAATGTAGAGAAGGAGAGAAACAAAATAATGAGTATTTTACCAAAAAACGAAAGAAAAGTAGCGAAAGAAACACCACGTAACTTCGTGATTTACGGAGGAACCATGCACGGGAAAACTTACTTTGCTGATGAATTCCCAAACCCTCTTAACCTTAATACAGATGGTAACGCTGAAATGATCGAGACACCAAGTATTAGTATTCGTAACGAAAGAGATTCTAAAGGGAACATTGTTAAGTCTGCAAGTGATCTTATATCTGACATTATCTTGGAACTAGAAACTACGAATCACAGTTTTGAAACAATCGTTATTGACGTAATTGATGACATCATTACCTTATTTGAACAAGAAATAACAGAAGAAAACGGCGTGAAAGACGTTGGTGATGTTGGTTGGGGTAAAGGTCATAGAGCACTTGAAACAATGGTGAGAGTCCTTGTTATGCGATTAAAAGAACTATCCATGAAGAAGAAAATTAACATTTTATATCTTTCTCGACTAACCATCATCGAAGAAAACGACGTAGAACAATATCTACCATCCCTTAAGTTAAAATGGCTCAACATTGTTAATGGTAATTCTGATTACACAATCCTTTGCCGTAAGATTGGTAAGAATTATATTCGAAAAGTGGAAAGTAAACGTAAAAATTTCACTCGAGATAAAGTAGATGACGAAGTGATCAAAGGGTTATTAGATACTGTTATTGGCGCTTATGACAAGAGCAAGAAAACAAGTACATCCGATGCAAAAAAGATTGTCGAAGAACAAGAAAAGCAACAAGAATTGGAAAGAAAGGCAAAACAAAAAGAACGTGAACAAGCAGAAGTAACCGAAAAGAAAGAAAAAGAGGACAAGCAAGAAGCGCATAAAGAACAACCAAAAGCAGAACCAAAACCCGCGAAACGTCCTCCGCGTCCAGTAACTAAATAATGAATAAAACTAAAACTATAAAACTAATTTACAAGGAGAATGATTAATTATGGGATTAAACTTAAAAGAAATGGCAGCAGAAATTTTAAACGATGGTTTTGATCCAAAGACAGATTCAGTAGGAGACGGGTTTGATAACCTTCCAGATGGTATTTACGATGTTATTTACACAGGTGTCAGCTGGAGAACAAATGACAAAGGTACAGAATGGTTATCGTTTGAATTCGAAGTGCAAAACGAAGGATATGAGAACAGAAAATACTTTGGAAACATCTTTTTTTCCAATGAAAAAATGATGCAATTGAACCTTAAACGTGCAATGAAAACAGCAGCTGTTTTGGATGTAGATATCACCATTGAAGACTTTGAAGATGAAGATACGTTGGTAGAAGCGTTAAAGGGTGGATTAGGAGCGCAATGCATGATCGAACTAAAAACCAATAAAAAGGGGACGTTCCAGAATTGGGAAGCTAAAGACCCTGAAGATGTTGGCTTTGATGATGAAGATTTACCTTTTTAAGAGGTGATGCCATATGTTTACCTTTTATGACATGGAAGTATTCTGTCACGAATGGTTAGCCGTCTTTGAAACAGACGGTAAACTAACCAAAATACACAATGACAGCGAGGCTCTTCGGAGCTTCCTGTCTACTATCAATATATTGGTAGGTTTTAATAATTATTCCTATGATGACAAGATTATCGCATCTATTTTGAAAGGCGTTGATCCGTATGAAACATCCAAGAAAATCATTAATGGAAAACGATTTAATTTACGATTACAAAATCCGATTACATTAGATGTCATGCAGGAATTAAGAGGGGTATCACTAAAAGAAGCACAAGCCAATTTAGGTCAATCGATTATAGAAACTCCTGTTGACTTTAATCTAAACAGACCATTAACAAAAAGCGAATTAGAAAAAGTGTTCGAGTATTGTACGAACGATGTACTCGTAACAAAACAATTATTTGAAAAGCGCGAAAGCTATTTTGCTTCCAAGTTTGAAATCGTCAAAGAGTTCAAATTACCTGCTACAAGCGTTAAAAAGACAAGGGCGAATT